CTGCGAATCCCCCAAAAAATCAAAAAGAAAAGTTTTAGCTGATTTAATCTAAATTAATCTATTTTAATCTAGTAAAATCTTGCTAAATCTTAATAATCTCAAATCAAAAGGAAATTATAGGGCTATATGCTCATATTTTGGCTCGTATGAGCGTGTTTATATCATTACGATATAATTCAAGTCTAATTAACTTAACGCTCACAGGAACGAAAATATAGGCTTTAAACGATATAACCACATTTAAAAGAAAGGATAATATGCAAACACAAAAAGGTGGCAGACCCACAATTTTACCTAAGATGTATGAAGAACCGCTTTTTAGCCAAATCATTGATAAAATTGAATCAGGCTGTAATGACAAAGAAATCTACACCAGTTTGCATTGTTCGGCTAAAACTTTTAGAAAGTGGCGAGATGACAATATAAAGGCGTATGACGAAGCTAAAAGCATTGCTAGGGGAAATCTATTAGAACTAGCCGAAAGTGCCTTAGCGAGCAAACTGACAGTCAGAACGCTAAAGGAAACAGAAACAATCTATGACGCTGACGGAAACGTTGAAAAAGTAAAGGTTAAAGAAAAAGAACTTGACAAAGATAGCTTAGTAGCAATGATGGTTGCTAAGGCCGGAAACCCTGAACTTTATAACCCTACTGAATGGCGGAGATTGCAACAAGAAGAATCAAGCGCTCATGACCTTAAAGCGAAAATTGAAGAACTTGACGACTATAAACTAAGTAAGTACGAAACACCTAAGATAGAAACTCCGGAGGGTTTTTAATGAAAAAATATTGGGTAGTTGAAGACCATTTGGGCGGAGGGTTTTATCTGATGTCAGAAGATACTCCAGAAGAAGAATTAAGAGAAGTTGAAGTTTATTGTGATACATGCGGAGACAGCGATTCTATTATTGGTCAGTTTTCAAACTGGAATCAACTAAAAAAAGAAATGACTGATGACGAAGGTTGGTGTCCATATTCAGATGAATATTTGAAATCAGTATTTGAATAGAAAGGGAATGAATGTATTATTTAAATAAAATGTTGGAATACAACAAAGAAAATGGCATTATTATTAATAAATACATTCGCAAGACTATTCAGAAGCAAATACGTATTCATAACAAATATATTTATCGCTATGACCGTGTTACGCAAGCTATTGAATGGATAGAAGACAACTTCTACCTGACTACTGGAAACCTAATGAAAATCGAGCTACTACCGACACAGCGTTGGTGGTATGAGTTAATGTTAGGCTATGATATGGTAGATGAAAAAGGAATTCAGGTCAACCTAGTTAATGAAATTTTCCTTAATCTAGGACGTGGTTCTGGCAAGTCAAGTTTAATGGCAACGCGCGTGCTTAACTGGATGATTTTAGGCGGACAATATGGCGGAGAGAGCTTAGTTATTGCATACGATAACGCACAGGCTAGACACGTATTTGACCAAGTCAGAAACCAAACAGAAGCAAGCGATACTTTAAGAGTGTACAATGAAAACAAGATTTTCAAGAGTACGAAACAAGGGCTAGAATTTACTTCTTTTAAAACAACTTTCAAAAAGCAAACAAATGATACTTTGAGGGCGCAAGGTGGTAACAGTTCGCTTAATATCTTTGATGAAGTTCATACCTATGGCGAAGATATAACAGAATCAGTCAATAAAGGTTCACGTCAAAAACAAGATAACTGGCAAAGTATTTACATTACTTCTGGTGGACTTAAACGAGACGGTTTATATGATAAACTTGTTGAACGCTTCAAATCAGAGGAAGAATTTTACAATGATAGGTCGTTCGGCTTGCTTTACATGCTAGAAAATCATGAGCAGGTCAAAGATAAGAAGAATTGGACTATGGCTTTGCCGCTTATTGGTAACGTTCCTAAGTGGTCAGGAGTTATTGAAGAGTATGAACTTGCACAAGGCGATCCAGCGTTACAGAATAAGTTCTTAGCGTTTAATATGGGCTTGCCTATGCAGGATACAGCTTACTACTTCACTCCGCAAGATACCAAACTAACAGAATTTAACTTATCTGTATTTAATAAAAATAGAACTTATGTAGGAATTGACCTATCCTTAATTGGCGATTTAACCGCTGTATCGTTCGTTTGTGAGTTAGAGGGTAAAACTTACAGCCATACGCTAACTTTCTCTGTACGGTCGCAATATGAGCAACTGGACACAGAACAACAAGAGCTGTGGACTGAATTTGTTGACAGAGGCGAACTAATCTTACTTGATACGGAATATATCAATGTAAATGACTTGATACCGTATATTAACGACTTTAGAAGCAAGACAGGGTGCAGACTTAGAAAAATAGGATATGACCCAGCACGATATGAAATTTTAAAAGGGTTGATTGAGCGTTACTTCTTTGATAAAGACGGAGATAACCAAAGAGCAATTCGACAAGGTTTCTCAATGAACGACTATATTAGGCTATTAAAATCTAAGTTAGTGGAAAATAAACTTATCCATAACCAAAAAGTCATGCAATGGGCTTTAAATAATACTGCTGTTAAAATCGGTCAAAGTGGGGATTATATGTATACTAAAAAACTTGAAAAAGATAAAATTGACCCTACTGTTGCTTTGACAATGGCTCTAGAAATGGCGGTGTCAGATGAAGTATAACGTTGATACAGTCCGAGAAAGTGGTTGGTACAATAAAAAAGAATGGTTGGCAGTCCGTGATTATGTTAGACAACGTGACAAAATGACTTGCGTAAGATGTGGCGCATTCGGTGCTAAAAAATACGAAGTAGACCATATTATAGAACTAACGTGGGAAAACCTTGATGATTGGAATATAGCACTAAACCCTGATAACCTACAACTCCTTTGTAAGTCTTGCCATAACAAGAAAACAGGCGAGTATAAACGAGGGAAAGGCGTTAGTTTATGGTAGAAAGGGGAAAAATTGAACTTATTCGGAAAAGTGGTATCATTTTCACGTGGAAAGCTAAACAATGATACTCAAAGAGTTACAGCATGGCAAAATGAAGCGGTAGAATATACAAGTGCCTTTGTGACTAATATTCATAATAAAATCGCTAATGAAATAACAAAAGTAGAATTTAATCATGTTAAATACAAAAAATCTGATGTTGGTTCTGATACTTTGATTAGTATGGCAGGATCTGACTTAGATGAAGTCCTCAATTGGAGTCCTAAGGGCGAACGCAATAGCATGGACTTTTGGCGAAAGGTAATTAAAAAGTTGCTACGTGCTCCCTATGTTGACCTGTACGCTGTATTTGATGATAACACAGGCGAGCTATTAGACTTACTATTTGCTGACGATAAAAAAGAATATAAACCTGAAGAATTAGTAAGGCTTACCAGTCCTTTTTATATCAATGAGGACACAAGTATTTTAGATAATGCTCTAGCTAGTATTCAAACTAAGCTGGAACAAGGTAAATTGCGTGGCTTATTGAAGATTAATGCTTTCCTTGATATTGATAATACACAAGAGTATCGAGAAAAAGCCTTAACAACAATAAAGAACATGCAAGAGGGTTCGAGTTACAATGGTTTGACACCAGTTGATAACAAGACGGAAATTGTAGAACTTAAAAAAGATTATTCCGTTTTAAACAAAGATGAAATTGACCTTATTAAATCGGAACTTTTGACAGGTTACTTTATGAATGAAAATATTTTGCTTGGTACAGCTTCACAAGAACAGCAAATTTATTTTTATAATTCTACTATCATTCCTTTACTGATTCAACTTGAAAAGGAACTGACTTATAAACTGATTTCAACTAACCGCAGACGAGTAGTTAAAGGCAATTTATATTATGAACGTATAATCGTAGATAACCAGCTATTCAAGTTTGCAACTTTGAAAGAATTAATTGACTTGTACCATGAAAATATTAATGGTCCTATTTTTACACAGAATCAACTTCTTGTTAAAATGGGCGAGCAACCAATTGAGGGTGGAGATGTTTACATAGCTAACCTTAATGCAGTTGCCGTTAAAAACCTAAGTGACTTACAAGGCAGTAGAAAGGACGTAACAAGCACAGATGAAACTAATAACCAATAGTGCTGAAATTAAAGTAACTGAAAACGAGGACGGTTCTAAGTCGTTCCAAGGCATTGGTTCAGAAGTTGGCGTAGAGAACCTTAACGGTATTATCTTGACACCTAACTGCATTGAGTTTGCTAGAGAACGATATCCATTGCTATATGAACATGGTGCTGGATCTAGTGAAGTAATTGGGGACGCAAAAGTCTATTATGATTTAGCTTCTAATAAATACCTGACTGACTTTACGCTTTACGACAATGCACCAAACATTAACAAAGCTGTGGAAAATGGAGCGTTTGATTCACTATCAATTGCCTATTACATTACAGATTATACTTTTGATGATAATGACGCTCTAGTTGTAAATAAAGCACAGTTTAAAGAGATTTCTCTTGTTTCAGTACCAGCAGACCCTAACGCAAAATTTATTCAAAATGCCTTAGGCGAAGAACTTACAGAAGAACGCAACAAAATTATTGAAAGCCGTAACGCTTTGAAAGAAATTGAGGATATTAAAAAGAAATATGAATAAACCTGATTTAATCGAAAAACAAAATCGCTTGGCAGAACTTAAAGAAAATAACGTATCTTTAAAATCTCAAATTAGTGGCTTTGAAGTAAAAAACGCAATTGAAGACTTGCCAAAAGTACAAGAATTAGAAAAAACACTTTCAGAAAATTCAATTGAAATTATCAAAATTGAGAATGAACTCAACGCACAGGAAGAAAAACCAAAAGGAAAAGCTAAAATGACAAACTTTATTGAATCACAAAACGCTGTAACAGAATTTTTTGATGTATTGAAAAAGAACTCTGGAAAATCAGAAATTAAAAACGCTTGGAACGCAAAACTTGCTGAAAATGGTGTAACTATCACAGATACAACTTTCCAACTTCCACGTAAATTGGTTGAATCAATTAACACAGCTTTGCTAAATACAAACCCAGTATTCAAAGTTTTCCACGTTACAAATGTTGGTGCTTTGCTTGTATCACGTTCATTTGATTCAGCTAATGAAGCACAAGTCCACAAAGACGGACAAACAAAAACAGAACAGGCTGCGACACTCACTATTGATACTCTTGAGCCTGTAATGGTTTATAAATTGCAATCACTTGCTGAACGTGTTAAACGACTTCAAATGTCATATTCTGAACTTTACAACTTGATTGTAGCAGAACTTACACAAGCTATTGTAAACAAAATTGTTGACCTTGCGCTTGTTGAAGGTGACGGAACAAACGGTTTTAAATCAATCGACAAAGAAGCAGATGTCAAAAAAATCAAAAAAATTACTACAAAAGCCAAATCAGCTGGCAAAACTCCATTTGCTGACGCTATTGAAGAAGCGGTTGACTTTGTTCGCCCTACTGCTGGACGTCGTTATTTGATTGTTAAAACAGAAGACCGTAAAGCCTTGTTAGATGAGTTACGTCAAGCAACTGCAAATGCTAACGTTCGCATTAAAAATGATGATACTGAAATTGCTTCTGAAGTTGGAGTAGATGAAATTATTGTCTATACAGGTTCAAAAGCACTCAAACCTACTGTATTGGTAGACCAAAAATATCACATTGACATGCAAGACCTTACTAAAGTTGACGCATTTGAATGGAAAACTAATAGCAACATGATTTTGGTGGAAACACTAACAAGCGGACATGTTGAAACTTATAACGCTGGTGCAGTAATTACAGTTTCATAAGAATAAAATGGAGGAAGTAAATGATAGATTATATTAAGGTCTATTGTGGTATTCCGATTTTAGTAACAGCTTATGATAGTAAACTTATCTTATTCCGTTCAATAGCTATTAAATTGCTAGAAAAAAATGGTATTAAAGCTGACGAAACAAGCGTATTAGTTAAAGACTTTATTGCTTCTTATTGTCGGCTTAATATTGTTGATGAACCAGCAGAACAATGGCGAAATGCTGAAATGAAACGTCTGGCTTCTTTGCAAGAGTTAATGTATTATGGAGGTATTTGATGATATTTTCACAAGTTACATTGCAAGTTGAAACGACTGTTAAGAAGAAGAACGGTGCAGAAGCTAATGTTATAAAGCCTATCGTTTTACCAGCAGTTAAACAGAGAATTAATCAGTCAAGACTTGATGAGTTCTCTATGATTGGACTAGGAAAAAATGTACGGTATGAGCTTAACGGAATCGGAGAAATGGAAGACTTGATTTTCAACTATTTCTTAGACGAAAAAGGCGAAACTTTCAAGCGTACAACATGGGAAAGAAACCCTAAGAATAACAAGATGATTTTAGAGGGGGTAGTGAGCAACGGACTATGAAAGATTATAAATTTTATAAAAATGATTATTTAGTATTTTCTGACGGTAGAGTTTATAGTTTTAAAAGTCATAGATATTTAAAACCCTCATTTAATGCCTACGGTTATTTAAAACTTAAAATAAATGGCAAAAATGTCCCTCTTCATAGAATTGTTATGGAAACTTTCAAAGGTTATTCTGATTTAACGGTTGACCATATAGACATGAACAAGTTAAATAATGATATTTCTAATTTAGAATATGTTACACGCTCTGAAAACAGTCGTAGAATGAATGAAAAAACTGGAGGAACTATTTCCGATAAATTTAGAAAGAATGGCATAAAAGCACGCTCTAAATCAGTAGTTTATGACGGTAAAGTATTTAATTCAGGCGCAGAACTGTGTAGGAAATTAGGGGTGGAGCGACACGCTGCAAGTTTAGCTATACGACAAAATACTAGATTAAAAGGTCATTATGTTCAATTTGGGAACGAGGTGAGCAATGGAATTTGATTCTTATATAGATTGGTACAACAATTTACTTACAATGCCTTTAAATGACGTTATTTTAGGCGTTAAGGACACGATAGAAGACAAGACGGTATATTTATCACTTAGTGACTCAAAGGTCATTAAAATGGACAATACGAGCTTTGTCATGGGTTACTATTATCAAGTTGTTTTATCTGTTAAAGATGTTGACGATGAACTTGTCGGATTAGTCGGAAATGTTTTACGAAACGGTTGGAATATGACGAACTGGTCAGAGAATAGCCATTTGTACAATTATACTGGTACTGTTTATTTGCCTTGTGGTGCAGGTGGTCAAGCATGGCAGTAAATTTGCTTAATACATCAAGCATAGCTAAAGAAATGCAAACTAAAGTAACAGAACGCATGGGCGATTGGTTTGAAGCAGAGTTTAAGGCGAAGGCAAATAGCGCAAGCCGAAGAACTAGATTAATCAGAAGTCATGGTCATACATATACTTATGCTAGATATCAAAATACCGGTCAATTATCAAGTAACTTAAAACAAGTTAAAAAAGGCGATAAAATAGTAGTAAACGCAGGGACTAGAGCTAATTATACTAGTGGTTATCATGGTATGTATTTCTTGGTTGAAAAAAAAGGTATGCAAGACGTTAAAACAACATTGAAAAAAGGCGCTAATTATGCCAATTCAATGAAATTATAGAAAAGAGAAAAAATGAAATTAGATTATAATTCACGTGAGATTTTCTTTGGTAATGAAGCTCTAATCGTAGCTGACATGGCCAAGGGAAGTAACGGAAAACCAGTTTTCACTAACCATAAAATTGTAACTGGTTTGGTATCAGTTGGCTCAATGGAAGACCAAGCGGAAACTAACAGCTATCCAGCTGATGACGTACCAGACCATGGAGTGAAAAAAGGGGCTACCTTACTTCAAGGGGAAATGGTATTTATTCAAACAGACCAAGCACTTAAAGAGGATATCTTAGGTCAACAAAGAACAGCAAATGGCTTAGGTTGGTCTCCTACTGGTAATTGGAAAACTAAATGCGTTCAGTACCTTATTAAAGGGCGCAAACGTGATAAAGTTACAGGAGAATTTATTGACGGTTATCGTGTAGTCGTTTATCCAAATTTGAGACCAACAGCAGAAGCTACAAAAGAATCAGAAACAGATTCAGTAGACGGTGTAGACCCTATCCAATGGACTTTGGCAGTTCAAGCAACTGATTCAGATATTTATTTGAATGGCGATAAAAAAGTTCCTGCTATTGAATACGAAATTTGGGGAGAACAAGCAAAAGATTTTGTAAAGAAAATGGAAAGTGGACTGTTCATCATGCAACCTGATACGGAACTTGCTGGCGAAGTTACATTAGTAGCTCCAACTCTTGCGAACGTTCAAACGAAAACTAAAGGGCATAATGACGGAACAATTGTCTTACCAGCTACTTTGAAAGATTCTAAAGGTCACGATGTAAAAGTATCCGCAGTAATTAAAGATGTAAAAGGAAATGTTGCGACAAATAACGAGCTTGCTCCTAACGTTTATATCGCTACATTCTCCGCAGAAGGTTATAAAGATGTTTCTACGGGTGTCGCTGTAACAGACAAACCCTGAGGTGCCCGACGGGGCTAACCACGTAGCCTTTGCATATAGCAAAGATGGAAGAGATAGGTTTATGACTGTTTATCCTAACTTGAACTTGTTGGACGGAACTGATTTTAAGAATTACACACCAAAAATAGAGAAGTATCTTACTATAGTAAAAAAAGATGGAGGAGTTAATAATAAACCCTACATCAGCGCGTCATACAGTAATCCAGAACCAAACAGTTTTGCAGACATACTTTCTTGGAGATTAGATAAAGAGCATTTTAAGCCTTCAACAACTTATACTTTTAGTTTTTATCTAAAAGGAAAAGGAACTGTTAAAACTTATATTCACCCTTCTCTGGTTGACACTTCAAGTAATAAGAGCTTCGCTGACGGTAAAGCAATAAAACCTAATGTAGACGGTGAGTACATTTGGACTCTTACTAATGAATGGGTAAGACATACATATATGTTTACTACTAAAAGTAGTATAACTGAGGACCAATATGTCCTATTTAGATTACCAACAGGAAGTAACGTTGATATATGTGTACCTAAACTTGAAGAAGGCACAATCGACACTCCTTGGATGCCTTCGTTTAGTGAAGCAACAGCTGAAAATTATCCAAGCTATATCGGAACATATACTGATAATAAATCAAATGAACAAAGTACAGACCCAGAAAAATATACTTGGAAAAAAATAGAATAAGTAAAGGAATATAAAATAAAATGGCAAAACAATTGAGTACAGCACGTAAATTTAAAATGATTACAGGGAAAGACCTTTTCCAACAACAAAAGGCAATGGATACAGAACTTAAAAAAGAAGACGGAGAAATTACAGATGTAATGGAATTTGTTCAATATGGTCTATACTTAGCTCTTTTTCAAGATAATATTGTAAAAGCCAAAAGCGACTTTTCGGAATTCCGTTCTAGCTTTGAGTTCGATACTGGCGGTAAAGGTCTTAAAGAACTTGTTGAATTATGGCAGAAAGAAATTTAATGAGCTGAAAGGACTGTAAATGATTTTAAAACATGCAATTAGATATTTAGAACTAACTGGTTCAGACTTTATTACAGATTTAAAAGACTTTGCAGACTTACAAAATTCTTTTGTCGCTGGATATATTCCTGATGACTTTACAGAGCAAATGGAGAGCTTTACAGACAAGTTATTGATACTTTGGGTAGATTGTAACGGAGGAATGCAAAACGCCTTAGATGATAAAACAGAGCTTCCTACAACTAACGAGTTAATCAATATCTTCTGTAAGACTGTTTTTATTAAAGAAAAAGAGGAAACGGAAGACGATACAGTCTTCTTTTCTTCTAGTTCATTGATTAAGAAAAAGAAAGATACTGTAAAGGAAAATAAAACTTTAGAACTTTTGACTGTTTTGGGCAATAATGAAATTGATATAACACAGTTCATGGAAATGGAACTAGAACTTGTTTATAAAATAATCGAACTTATTGCAGAGAAAAAGAAAGAGGAAAAAGAAAAAGAGAAAAGGCGTAAAAGAAAGGGTATGTAATGGCAAGTAATGCAACATTTGAGGTCGAGATATACGGTAATACAACGAAATTCGAGAACTCACTTAAAGGCGTTAATACCGCAATGTCAGGGCTTAGAGGAGAAGCTAAAAACTTACGTGAAGCTCTAAAACTTGACCCCACAAATACCGGGAAAATGGCGCAATTGCAGAAGAACTTACAAACGCAGTTGGGCTTATCACGTGACAAAGCAACAAAATTAAAAGAAGAACTTTCTACGGTTGACAAAGGGACGTCAGCAGGTCAAAAGAAATGGCTACAACTTACTAGAGATTTAGGCACAGCAGAAACACAAGCTAATAGGCTAGAGGGCGAAATTAAGCAAGTCGAGGGTGCTATTAAATCAGGCTCTTGGAACATTGAAGCTAAAATGGATACTAAGGGTGTAAATAGCGGAATTGACGGCATGAAGTCACGTTTTAGCAGTCTTAGAGAAATTGCAGTAGGTGCATTTAGGCAAATTGGTGCGAGTGCTGTCAGTGCTGTTGGTAATGGCTTAAAAGGCTGGGTATCTGACGCAATGGATACTCAAAAAGCCATGATTTCATTGCAAAATACAATGAAGTTCAAGGGCAATGGGCAAGATTTTAACTATGTAAGCAAATCTATGCAAACACTTGCTAAAGATACAAACGCAAACACAGAGGATACTTTAAAACTTTCGACAACGTTCATTGGCTTAGGAGATAGTGCTAAAACAGCGGTCGGTAAAACGGAAGCATTAGTAAAAGCTAACCAAGCGTTTGGTGGTACTGGAGAACAATTAAAAGGTGTGGTCCAGGCTTATGGGCAAATGTCAGCAAGTGGTAAAGTCACAGCCGAAAACATCAATCAGTTGACAGACAACAATACAGCTCTTGGTTCAGCACTTAAATCAACCGTTATGGAAATGAACCCAGCTTTGAAACAGTATGGATCGTTTGCAGAAGCTAGTGAAAATGGTGCAGTATCTGTTGAAATGCTAGACAAAGCTATGCAAAAACTTGGTAAAGCAGGTGGTGGGGGAGTAACGACCATAAGCGACGCTTGGGATAGTTTTAACGAAACATTATCGCTTGCATTACTTCCTACGCTTGACGCTTTAACTCCTATTATTAGCGCTTTGATTGGTAAAATGTCAGGTTGGGGCGAAAGTGCTGGTAAAGCATTAGATAGTATAGTTAAGTATGTCAAAGAACTATGGGAAGCATTAGAAAAAAATGGAGCTTTAAGTTCTTTGTCTAAAATTTGGGACGGTTTAAAATCAACTTTCGGTTCAGTTTTAAGTATAATCGGACAACTAATAGAATCATTTGCTGGTATAGATTCAAAAACTGGCGAAAGTGCTGGTTCTGTGGAGAACGTAAGTAAAACTATTGCTAATTTGGCAAAAGGTTTAGCTGACGTCATAAAGAAAATTGCTGATTTTGCAAAAAAATTTAGTGAAAGCAAAGGAGCGATTGATACTTTAAAAACGTCTTTAGTTGCCTTAACAGTAGGTTTTGTAGCTTTTAAAATTGGTTCTGGAATAATCACTGCTATCAGTACTTTCAAAAAGTTACAAACAGCAATTCAAGCAGGAACAGGAGTAATGGGTGCTTTCAATGCTGTTATGGCTATAAATCCATTCGTAGCTCTTGGTATAGCGATCGCAGCCATTGTTGCTGGTTTAGTTTATTTCTTCACTCAAACCGAAACAGGGAAAAAAGTGTGGCAGAGTTTTGTAGACTTCTTATCGCAGTCAATTGAAGCTATTAAACAGTTCTTTACTGGTTTAGGTACTTGGTTTAGTGAGTTATGGACTTCCACAGTCGAGGGTACAAAAACTATATGGAACGGAATAACAGAATTTTTTAGTGGCTTATGGAATGGAATAGTGACGATTATAACTAATGTTTTCGCTACAATAGCTAGTGCAGTAACAGGCGCTTATAACTGGTTCGTCACAACTTTCCAACCATTAATTAGTTTTTATCAATCTATATTTAACCTAATAGGATCAATTATTAATGTAGCTTTTCAACTTATCTTGGCTATTGTTCGCGGTGCTTACCAATTAGTCATTGGTGCATGGAAAGGCCTATCAGGTTTCTTTGGTGGAATATTTAATGCAGTTAGTTCAGTAGTTTCGTCAGTATTTGGCGCAATCGGAAGTTTTGCTTCTAGCGCTTGGGGAGTAGTTTCATCAATATGGAGTGCAGTATCAGGCTTCTTTAGTGGTATATTTAATTCGGTTCGTGGTGTCGTTAGTGGAGTATTTATTTCTTTTGGTGGCTTTGCTTCAAGTGCTTGGGGAGCAATTTCAGGTGTATTTAGTGGAGTTGGTAGCTTCTTTAGTGGAATATTTAGCGGTGCTACGAGTGCAGTTAGTGGAGCATTCAGTGCTTTCGGTGGGTTCGCTTCTAATGCTTATAATGCAATAACAGGAGTATTTAACGGAATTGGTGGCTTCTTTAGCAACATATTCGGAGGAATCAGGAACACGATAGACAACGCTCTAGGTGGTGTAACAAGTACGATTAACAATATATCAGGAGCTATTAATGGTATCGCTGGTAAGCTAGGCGGACTGTTTAAGGGTTCAATGGTAGTAGGTTTAACAGATGTTAATTTATCTTCTAGCGGTTACGGTCTAAGCACTAACAGCGTATCAAGCGATAACAGAACATATAACACATTTAACGTACAAGGCGGTGCTGGTCAAGATGTTTCTAACTTAGCGCGTGCAATCAGACGAGAATTTGAACTAGGGAGGGCTTAATGGTAAGACAGTATAAAATACATACTAACTTAGACGGAACAGACGACAAAGTTTGGGACGTTACAAATGGAAAAGTTAGATTTTACCAGCCCTCTAATTTAGGGTTACAATCAACTAATAATATTTGGCAAAGTAATGGTATTGGAGTAATGGGGACACGTTCAATTACACAGCCACAAATAGAGTTTAAGCTAGAAACGTTTGGAGAAAGTTTAGAAGAAAATTATCGATTAATGAAAGACTTTATAAACGATATTCTTAACAAAAAGTTCGTTACACTTGAATATCAAACAGAGATTTTTCAGGTGTATGCTGATTTAGCTTTAGCAGATGTCACAAAGACAGAGGGTTATGGAAAGAATGGAACTTTTAGCGAAAAGATAACTTTTGATATAATTACAAAGTGGTACACTTACGAAAACTTAACTTTCGACATGATTCAAAATGGTAAAGTTCTTTCTGGTAAGTCTAAAATTTATGGTGGAACAGCACCAGGAGACTATAAGTATGTCAAAGGAACTTCTTACACTTATTATGGGGAAAGTGACATAGACCGTTTAAGTCGCTGGGATATAAAAGATGAAATATTTAGTTTTATGGGGATATTATATCCGCAACAACCTAAAACACCAACTGGTGTTAGATTTTTAGACACTTTTGGAAATGAATATACTGCAATTGTATTTAAGACGGAACAGGTACAGAACTATATTTTATTAAATACAGATGTAAATGATGAAGTTTACCAAGGCTGGAATGGAACGACTTCATTAAATTTATTCCCTGTAATGGACTTTGAGCGATATAGAACTCGTATAATTGAAAAAGGTCAAATGGAGCTAATCAACTTAAGTAAGGCAGAGTTTAAAATCAAGAGAAAGGCGGAATTTGTTTAATGTTAGAAGCTAATGTGTATGATAACTTTAATCCTAACTATTACAATATATCTGATTTCAGCATGCCTAATGGTAAAAAAGAAAAAAGAGGCCTTCCAATACCAAAGGCAAGATGTCAAGTCATTAATTATGAACTGTGGGAAACAGGCTATCTTTACACTTCATCAGCCACATTGACCGTTTCGGTAGAAGTTGGCGATATTGTTCAAATTCTTTTTCCTGAAGTTGTTCCAATTGAGGAGGCCCTAGGTCAAAAGAAAAAACTGAATTTAGATATGGTTTACCTTGTGACCGATGTAGACGAAAGTAATAAAGCTACGTTAAAGAACTATTTTTGGGCAATGATTGAAAGTCTTGATGTTCCGAACGCAATAACTAAAACGACAAACTTTGCTATCATTGATTATCTAATTGACCCTAATAAAAATAATTTAATGAGTTATGGTTATTTCTTTAATTCAAGTATTTTCGCTGGAAAGGCTACAATCAACCGAAAAGCAGAAACTTCATCAGCTCATGACGTAGCTAAAAGGATATTCTCCAAGGTTCAATTTCAACCAACTACAACCATTCAACACGCTCCATCTGAAACAGACCCTAGAAACTTGTTATTCATTAACTTTGCTTCAAGAAACTGGAATAGAAAAAGAATCACGACAAGGGTAGATATTAAGCAAAGTGTGACAATGGACACGGAAACAATAGTAGAACGTTCAGCTTATAATTTTGCTGTTGTGTTCGTTAAAAATAAAGCAACAGATGACTACACAGACCCTCCTAAAATGTACATAGCAAAAAATAACGGAGATATCATTGATTATAGCACTTATCGCGGAGACGGAACAGACTTGCCAGAAGTAAGAACAGCTAAAACATTGTTTTATGATAGAGATGACCACGGAAACCCTCCTGATATGTCTACTATTAAGGCTGAAATTTCACCCTCCACGATCGTTACAAGATTAATTTTTAACCAAAATGAACTCTTACCTTTGTATGTTAATGACTTGGTCGATGTTTGGTACGAAGGAAAACTATATTCAGGATATATAGCAGATAGAGTTAAAACAGAGTTCAATGATAGACTTATTTTTGTAGAAAGTGGAGACAAACCGAATGTTATATGAGTATGTAGCTACTTATGGCGACAAATATAGAATAGATAGCTTCAAAGGGTACAGAGAGCTACGTAAAGACCACTTAGAACTATTGCAAGGTAAAGTATACTATAACGGCAAAAACACGCTTAGAATTGAAACTACGCTCTTGTATGAAGTGGGACAATTTGTATCAATTGGTGGTTATCCTTATGGTGGTAGAAAATTTAGATTGTTGGAGCTATCAATTACTGATAACCCAGTTTTAGATAAAGCAAAGATAATTTCAAGAAAGGTTAAAAATGACAATTAAAAATTTCACGTTTTTCAGTCAAAATGGTACAGAGTTCCCAGTCGGTTCTAATAATGACGGAAAACTATACATGATGTTGACAGGAATGGACTACGGAACGATTAGGCGCAAAGACTGGACAAGTCCGTTAAATACAGCTCTTAACGTACAATATACTAACACTTCAATTATTGCAGGTGGTCGATATTTTGAACTATTAAATGAAACGGTGGCTTTAAAAGGAGATTCAGTTAATTACATTCATGCAAATATTGACTTAACTCAAACCGCTAATCCTGTCAGTTTATCAGCCGAAACCGCAAATAATAGCAACCGTGTTGATATAAACAATGGTTCTGGCGTTTTGAAAGTTTGTTTTGATGTTGTTGTAACTTCAGGAACTGGAGTAACAAGCACTCAACCAATTGCTCAGACTAGTGCTTTAGATAGTATTTCTGCAAATAATATATCACTTAAAGGTTCAATCTATGTTCCAACTCAATTGTCGACAGTTCAAACCGCTCCTGGTTTGCAATTGCAACTTACTAAAAAGAACGATGATTTAGTAATTGTTAGATTCCTTGGTAGTGTGGCAAATATAAAAAAAGGACAAACGATGTCTAGAACGTGGGTAGATGAACCATTTCGTCCAGCTGTTGTTCAAAGTCTTATTGGTCATCTTGTTGGAAGAGATAGCATTTTCCATATTGACATAAACCCAGATGGTAGTATTACTTGGTGGGGGGAAGATATTGGTCGTGACCCTCTTTCGTCACGTGGTAACGCAAGCTACTTTATTAAATAACAAAATAGAAAGCAAAACAAAATGGTAACTAGAATGATTTTAATAACGATCTTGATTTTGGCGATTTTTTTCGCTACGTGGGTCAAAGATAGAGAAGAGATGAACCCACCTTTCAAACGTAGACTTATGATTGATTTGACGGTAGTCTTCGCGCTATGGGTTTTATATGCAGTCTTTTACTTTACACAAACACCCTCAACTTCTGATATCGCTAAAACAGTGATTAACGTAGGCTTGTTGTACTTCGTAGGACAATTTATTTACTTAATCGCAAAAATTAGCCCTATGTTTGACGGTTTGGTTAAACTTATGAAAAAGAATGGTGTAAGTGTTCCTGAAGCGGAAGAGGAACAAACGGAGGATAAAAAAGAATGAATATAACTAATGCTGGTGTACGTGGGCATAATCCTACTGGGGTTGTAATTCACAATGACGCTGGTTCAAATGGTGCTAACGCTGGCTTCTACAACAACTGGTTACCTAATCATAACCCTGAAAATGGCTTTGCTCATGTTTATATTGGAAATGACGGAAGATTGCAGGCTTCTGACTTCTCTAACATGGCATGGCATTGTGCTAACTCATACGGTAATGCAAATTATGCCAGTTGGGAAGTATGCCAATCAGAGGGCGATTTAAACCAGTTCTTGAGAAATGAGCAAGCGGTACTAGATGACGTTGCTAAGTACATGAAACAATGGGGACTAACTCCTAATCATGATACCGTGAAGTTACATCAAGAACTATCAAGCACAAGTTGCCCTAGACGTTCAGTAGAAGCTCACGGTGGAACGGTAGAAAGCTGTCGCTCATACTTTATCACAGAACTAAACAAGCGCCTTACAGGGCAAACTAGCGTAACAGTAAACAATACACAAACAAATACAGAATTAGAGGACGATGATTTAATGAAATTTACATATCAAGTTAATACAAAAGACGGAAAACCAGCTGGCGGAGTATCCTACTTCAATGGAACAAAAGTAATTGGCTTCACTAATGCCGACCAATGGACTATCGTTAAACAAATTTATAAAGATACGACAGGAAAAGACCTTAAGCATTACGTTTGGAATGAGGGGGCACCTTGGCACTTGCGTTTCTTACAAGCCAATAACATCAAAGTTGAAATGGCACCGAACAAATAAAAAATAATATTAAAAACTTCGATTGGAAAGGTTCGCCTATTTATATCCGTTTCATGCAAGCTAATGGAATCGATAAACCAATCATTGCTAAAAAAATAATATAAAAAAAGACAGCTTTATAGCTGTTTTTATATTTCTTTATATTTAATTTTCTTCACTAACTCGTTGTTCTTCAAGTGCTTTCTCCTTGGCTTGCCTTATATGCTCATATTTTGTTTTCTCTTGCATTTTAAACTCTTGGTCATATAATTGTGCCACAACATTATTAAAGCCCTTGTCAGCCTTTTTATGAGCTTGTTGAATCAATACGATACTTTGAATATCTGTGTCTGTTAAAATAAATATAATTATTCTCCTTTTATATAGTTCAATTGCTTACCTGATTAATTGCTTCAATAATATTATTGCCAGTATTTATTAGAATTTCATCACTTAAAGTTACATTCTTTCTTGAAAATAGTTCGTTCTCGATCTTCATAAAGTGCATTGCTTTAGCCAAAAATTGAGCAGATGATTCATAATATAATGTTTCTAGTTCATCATCTGAAAGCTGTGTTAAATCATCGTTAGCAAAAGTTGTTAGTTTTCGCTTAATCTCTTTGCCATTATCGTCTTCCTCTACAAAAAAATGTTTTACCATTTTGCTACTTCCTTACCTTTTAGTTTATAACCATATTTTATAGCATGTCTTACGCATGTTTTATGTACACCTAAATGTAGAGCTAGTTTAGCATAACTATCGAAAACATGATTATCATATATAACTTTAATTTCTTGTGATTTAGCTCCACTATTATATCCAATCTTTTCTGTAGCTCTTCTTACATTCTCTTTCTGTGTAACATACTCCAAGTTTTCTAATCTATTATCTTTTCTATCCATATTTAAATGGTCTACAACTCTTCCGTTTGGTTCTCCGAGAAAGCATTTTGCAACAATTAAATGAACATATTCAGGCTTATGGTTAATAGACGTAGCTTCATATCCATTCCTATTTGATTTACTTTTTATTTTTAAACCATTTTTAGTTATTTTGTATATATCGCCATTTTTAGAGACCATATATTTTTCTTTATATATCTTCATCTATTCCTCGTCCTCATCTTCATCTAAATAACTTAAGTAGTCATGTGTAGTTTCTTCGCATATTGTGCAAACTGCACTTAAACCTCCACAACAACAATCTAATGTTATCCAATTATGTTTGCATTCCATTTATTCCATTCCTTTAATTTCAAATTTTTCGATAATATAACGTTTAGAGCCTAACTCAAGGCTTACTAGATAATTATTGAAAGGATCTTTTTTGTTCAAGTCGTTAGCAATCTTTCTAGCTGTTGACCGTGGACGTTTTGACCTATTAATCTGACTTGCGTATTCGTGTAATATCATCTCATTACCTCCCTTTGCATTTTGCGTTTCAATCGTTGCTTATACAGATATTCTTTACTTGGTTTTAAGCTATATAATAACTCATCTAGTAAGTCCATAGCTTCTCCGCCTGTTCCTGAATTATTCATTTTTTTAAGTGTAAGCTCGTGCATTTCATCATCATTGAAGAACATAGTAAGATAAGGGAATGCTACGGTATTCGGTAGGCTCAATCGTGATTTAGTTATTCTTAGGTTAGGATATTTACCTGTTTCAGCTTTAACTTTTAACTCAAATTGATTTATTGCGATACCTTGTTCTTCTAGCTTGCTAGTGATTCTTTCATATAATTCTTCGTTTGTCATTATGCTATAACCTCAATTATTTCTGTATGCTTTTTAACTTCATATTTTCGTTCTTCTGGAAGTAATTCGTTCCATTCTAAAGCCTCTTTTTTATTATAAAACTTACGTGATTTAATTTCTTTTTCCAATATCCAAGATACTGTGTAGTATGTAAATTCATCTTTCATTATCCAATTACTCCTGTCTTTATATTCAGTCTTTGCTGACTTGATAAGTGATATAAATTGCACCACTTACAGTGATAAGCTCTAACTGGTATCTTGCCAGCTTTCTTTTTATTATGCTGTGCATTTGCTATTGAATATAAAGCGCCCATTTTTGTGTATTTGCGTTTTTTACACATACTCTAACCACTCCTTAATCGTAAATAATTCAAAGCCATTTAGCTTACTTTGTTTTTCAATTTCCACTTGATTTCTATCTAGGTCTGTCAGCAGTTCAATTACAGGTCTACCATTATCAAACCACCTGATGACTGTATTAGCTTTAAGACCGAAATACTTAGCACATTGACCCTTACAGCTAAAGTGTAGTTCTTCTTCCGTCATAGGGTTATAAGCTACTACCTTTATAGCTTTTTGCATTTCCGTCATTTAACCTCCTTTTCTATAAAACTATGATATCAAATTACTTTTACTTTGTCAAACATTAACTCTAGATATCTTCAATAAATTCCAAGTATCTTTCATCAATCGCTTTAATTTCTTCTTTTGTGAACTCTGATTTAAAGTTATTTCTTTCTTCTTTAAACCCTAGGAAGATAAACTTTTCCCCTAGTTCGTTTTTAAAAGAGTTTAAATATCCTTTTTTGTTGTTCATCAGCTTAACATTGTATTTTTCCATTTGTATCTCCTTTGTTTCTATAATACTATGATATCAAAAAAAGTTCATACCGTCAAGCATAAACTAATTTTAATTATTTTATTCCTTCCCAGCATTCAAAATCATCAGCTAGTTCTTGTATAAAGCCCATAATATCGTCAGTAGTGTAGTATGTTAGCTCATTCTCGTTACTTAAGTTAGCAAGTTCTTTGGCATAGTCTAAAGCCTTATTGTGGTCCTTATCGTAGCTTTCACCCTCTTTCTTGCCAGCTCTTACTAGATACTTCAATACCTGCATTGTATACCAGCCCACAAGCTCTTCGTAGTTAAAATTATGTTTCAAGTATTCGTTAAGTTCTACACCGTATTTATTAGCATAGTGCTTATTTTCTTTAAAATTCATTTAGATGTTACCTCCAAGCCATGTAATAAGCAACGTTGCAAGCATACCTACCCAAGTGATAGCGATAAGTGTAAAGGCAACACCTGCAACTATCATTAAAGTTTTTACTGTATCTTTCATTTTGTTCTCCTTAATTTGATTGTATGTATTTTTCCATTACTTTAGGGTACTTGCTTACAAATTGTAATTGTTCTTGATGTAAGCGACTTGACCAGTGGAATAGTCTATCAATTTCAGCTAAAGCATTCAACTTTTGGTACATCTCTTTAATATAAAACTCTGCATTTCCTAATGACTTCCAATGTGCTGACGTTCTCACAGAGTACCCATTTTCAGCAAGTTTTTGTGCGTTGATATCAGCCTTTTCTTTTTTCTTCATCAGGCTATCAATCTCTTTAAATATAATCTTTAACAATTTCACTTGATAGTTTTGCACTATTTCTTCGGTTGTCATCTCTGCACCTCTTTCATAATTACATTCTATCAAATTGCTTTTACTTTGTCAAACATTAACTGTTCTTTGTCTTTCTAATTTGGTGAAATTTATTCCATTTTTCTATAAGTTCCAGTAATTCAGGTTCATCATATTCGGTAAACAGTTCAACCTGCATTGTATACCAGCAATGTAAACAGCGATCGCAACTATAACAGATATTTGTATACCCTCTGCAACCTTTGCAAACTCCCAAGCCATCACTCGTTGGTATATCGAAGCAGTGGCAATATCTTTTGTCATTAAAGTATTTACTCATTTTCTACTTCCTTTCGTTTTAATCAAGTCAACTAATGCAAAGAAAGCATATAGTCCAATTCCGATTAGTGCTATTATAATAACTTTATTCATATCTATCCTCTGTAAGTCTATCCATGTTACCACCGGCGATTAGTCCAAAATCTGCATTAACTGAGATAAAACCATTTTCTAAAGTTTCCATTAATTTGTTTTCCATTGTTACCTTTCTAGTTTATTCTATACCTTATTATAAGCTATTTCTTTTTAATTATCAAGCGATAAATGCCATAAACCACTAATAAAATAATTGTTATTATAAATAGTGGTGGAATGAATACAGTTATCGCAAACCAAACAATAGATACTAAAGTATAAATCATTATTTTTAGTATTAATTTACCTGTTTTAGTATTTTCAAAAGTTATATCTTCATCTAATGATGAATTACCGTAAAATATTTTGTCTTCATTTACTTCGTACTTGTTGCCACAATAATCACATTTTCCATTAGTAATGCTATGACTTCCGCAGGTGATACATTCTTTTAATTCCATTGTTGTAACTCCTTTCTTTAACTCGATGTATTAAGTATAATAAAAAAACTCTAAGCTGTCAAGCCTAAAGCCTTTATTTAATAATTTTTTATTTGTCTGTTTTCTCAATTTTTCTTAATTCTTCAAGTGCTTCAATCATTAATTGATAGCTTTCGTATTGTTCTCTTGTAAGGTCGTTTTTGAATTCTGCTAAAAGTAATTTAGCTGTTCTAATGTTTTCGCTCATTGTTGTTTCTCTCTTTCTTAACTTTATATATTGATTATAGCAAAAAAACTCTAAGCTGTCAAGCCTAAAGTTTTTATTCTTAATTATTTTTCTTTCAATTTATTCTTGAACCAAATAATGCGTTCTTTGAACCAAGCGTCAACTCCTTCAGGACGTAGCCATTTAGCTTGTTTTACTCCGTTCTTTTCCATAAACTCAAATACTTTTTTATGTGATGTTTGGTAGTCATCAATAAAGTCAACCAGTCCAAATTTAGAATTAAACTTACTAAACATTTCTAGTGTTTCGATGTAGCTATCTTTCAGAAGTTCCGTATCAAGCAATTTTTGGGCCTTCTCAGCACGTTTAGCAAGTCGTTCGTTAGCTTGTTCCAGTTGTTCCTTTTGTCGCTGTAAGCTCAAGTTATGATTGATATAAGCAATCTGCTGTGCATGTCGTCCAAGTTTTCCTTGCGTGTTAAGCTCGATTAGTTTAGCCATTCCCTCGCCAAGAATTTCATCAGGGACAAAGTTATACTTGTATTTCTTATTTGTGTTTCTTACGTAGTTATCAAGCGTTTGTTTAATTTTAAGTTTTTTGTGTAGTTCTCTTAATGTTGTCAATTTAATACTCCCTCATATATTTTACCAAACTTTAAAGCGTTAATTTTAACTAACTGCTTCAAGTCTGATATGAATTGCTGTTCTCCGTCAAAGTCAAATGGCATTGATACGTTTTCCTTGATCCAAGTGAAAGCTCCGTCAAAGTCTTGTCTTAATAAGCTCATTTTATCCACGATGTCGATAATTTGCTCTCTCTCTTCTGCTGTGTACATGAAACCAACTTTCTAGAAAGGTAAATCTTCCGTGTTAACTTCAATTGGTTCAGAACCGCCAAATAAATCTTGCTTAGCTTGTGTTTGCTTTCCATTATCATTAGAGATAAATACTTTTTCAACTGTAGGGAAAACAAAGTTGTAGTTCACGTATTCGCCTGATTCTTTAGCTTGTACACGACCGCTGACCGTTACTGTGTCGCCTAATTGAATGAAGTCAGGCAAGAACGCTGAACCATATGCAACTTTTACGCTAGAACCTTTTTCTTTTTCAAACAATGGCACTGAAATGATTTTCTTGTCGCCTTTTGCTGTGCTTACTGTACGTGTATTTTTTTCATTCGCTTGTGCTGTAACTGTAATGATTGCCATTTTTTATTTTCCCTCTGTTGCTTTCCAAATTGTCATGATGTCAAAGATTTCTTTTTTTGTCTTTGTTTTAAGTAGTTCCATGTTAGGATATCCAAGTTCTTCAGCTCTATTTAGTGCTGGCTGGATCTCTCTAAGTCGTCGCTTTTCTGCTTCAAGTTCTTTCTGCTCTTCTGTCAAGTCGGGGAGGTCTTCACCAGAATATATGTATAAACCAAGTCCAAACATAGCTAAGTTTTTAACTAAACAACGCATAATAGTTTTATTTACATCAAACATTGAAGCTGGTTCAACTGTTTTTTCTCCGAACTTAGTCTTATAAGTATAAGAATCAAACTTCATTGCCTTGTTAGCTCCGTCCATTACAGGAAGCCACATTTCATGTGTAATATCATCAACTGTAACAGAAGTAAATACCATAATGCCTAAAGAATTATCATATAGATATGGAACTAGTTTCCCTTTACCGTCATCAAATTTTTTAATCTCGTAAGTGGCAGTAGGACAAACTTTTTTAAATTCAGCCCAAGCCCAAGACCAAGATAAATAACTTAGTAAAGTTTTACCTGTCTTTTTTTGCTCAACTTTACTGTTTACATTGATTGCATTAAGCTGTTCAAATACGCTCATTTATAGACAACCTCTTCTTTCCAACCTTGGCTTTTAAGTTCTTCTACTTTTTTGCGACCAAACTCACTAAAATCAAAATCTGAAGCATATTCTTTTGTCAAAGTATGAAAAGCATGCCCAAAGTAAAGTCTCCCTCTATCGCTTACATGATTTGCTTCATTAAATTCTAAATACATTACTGAGCGTTCCTCCTGTACTGTATCTGAAAGCTCATAAAAGTTATCTTTAGTTTCTTTAAGTTTTTCAGTAACTTTTTTAACAACTTCTTCAAGCTGCTCTTCGTCAAACTTAATGTTAATTTTTGCCATTTTCTCCTCTTTCTATAATAAAGACATCACCTTGTCTTGTAATTTCGATATTATATTTGAGCATTTGCAGTATATAACCTTTGCCCCAATAGCTCCATAATTCGCTTATCAATCCATATAAGCACTCGTTAGGCCCTGCCCTATACTTTGTTTCGTTCATTTCTTCAAGCTCTTTAGACAGCTTTCTGACACCTCTAGCGTAATGTTTACTTGCTTTTTCTTCTGCTTTTAGACTTTTGTAATTGCTTTCCATAAATGAAATTCCTGATGTCTTCTTTCTGCTGTTTTTCCTCTTTATCAGACCAACCAACTTTTTGGCCTTTTCGCTTGCCACTTTGATAAACTCGTCTGTTATCATCAGGAAAGCCATTTTTTTCAAAGTACATTCTAGCATATTCAAAGTAATTTAAGCTGTTGATGTACTGCTGACTATCCTTTTTGTGATAATTAAGAGTTATCAATCGCCTTTCAGCTAGTTCTTTAAAAGATGTTATCATTAGTTCTCCTTTATTTCTATATATACTATTATATCAAAATTATTTACTATTGTAAAGTATTAGATGATATTTTTTCATTTATTTCTACTTTTAATTGTAATGCCCTAATCAATGCACGCTTAGAATAATCATTTTCGCAAGCTGTATGCAATTTTTTCGACTGTCTGACTAGAAATTCAGCACGACCAAGCCATACTTTGAAAAGTTCATCATTGTGCCATTCTGCTTTTATCACTTCATCTAATGCACGATATAGCCAACCGTACACTTCTGCATGTAAATTAATAGCTTTGTTTTCGTAATTAATCATTTTCTATTACTTTACCTTGTCCTTTCGCTAAGTCTAAGAAAGCCTGTGCCGATTCTTTCGTTGTTTCGATTGGAGTTTCAACCTTTACTTTTTCCACTAGTTCGCTATCAGGTTCTTTTTTCGATTTATTAACACAAGTAAATACTGAATCAACGTAAGAAAAGTTTAAATCATCATCAAACTGATATCCACGCGCTTTGACTGACAACTTAGAGAAGTCGTTATGCTTGCCACGTTTAGGGCTTAACATTAACATAAACTCCGCCCAAGCTGTAAGAGTAGAACCACCCAAGGCATCGCTAGGCTTTACCATATAGGCTTTATCGTCCATTGAGTTTGCATAAGCTGATTTGTTTGCATGAGCTACTAACAAGAAAGTAACGTCTTGGAAAAGCAACTTCAAGCGTGTAATTCTTCTAAGCATTGGTTCAAAGTCTTTACTATAAATTATATCTCCATTTCGCAACATTGTCATTAAATTATCCAATATAACGAATTTGATGTCATTTTCTTTGATATACTCATATAATAAATTCATGTGGTGGGAATCATCAAGCATAAACTCGCCACCTGTTAAAAAATGTAAGTCTTCTGGTGCATTATCTTTATTTCTAAGCCTTTTGTTTAACTCTCTGTCAGTATCTTCATTATCTATGTATAGTGTCTTACTACGCTTTGTGTCATAACCAAAAAAAGGTAACCCTTGCGACACCATTAAAGCCATATGCATTGCTAGAGAGCTTTTAAACGACTTAAACGGAGCTACAAGTATTCCAGCTTGTGAACTTGGCATTAATGTATCAATAAGCCAATCATCTTTTAAATTTATTAAGTCTTCTCGCTCTTTTAAGTGCTTGGCTGTCTGTACTTTTTCAAATATATTGGTCACTTTTTATTTCTCCTTTAGTATATAATAGCAAAAAAGACTTGAAAAGTCAAGCCTTAATTCCATTTATTTCTTTCATCACTAGCTTTTTGTTTGCATTTACAGCACTTGCTTTTCTAATTTGCTGACACTTAATACATTTGTTTCTCTTTTTTCTAATTCAATGCAATGTTTGCATTTAGGGTTGTCTACATGGATATATTCTTTTACAACTTCTTTTTTTAAACTTTTTATTCTAAGTTGTTCTTTTTTTAAGTCCATGCAGTGTGATATTGACCAGCCACAACCACTACATTTAATGCTTTTCAGTTTGTAAGGTTTGTGTTTTGTTGTATAACTCATCTATTTTCTCCGTTTTCATCATCATAAATCACTGTTATTTGTTTTTGAGCCATAAAATTCAAGTAATCTGTGTGTAAATCTCCCAGAAGTGAATCATAATTATCTCTTTTATCAATTTATTTTATATTTATCAAATCTTAGATATTATTTGAACCAAGATAAATCAATTTCATTAGCTAAATCAGCAACTTCTTTCAAGGATTCTTCGTCTGTCATGCTTTTTAAATCACATTCTTTAAGTTTACGTTCGATTTCATCAGCTGTTTCGATCGCCTCTTCTAATGATTGAGTTGTGTTAAAGTTTTTCATATTTTCTCCTTTATCAAATATTAAATTCTATTCTGTGCTACTTTTTTAGATAGCCCCTAGCCCCTAACGTGTCGTATAATCCCAGCAAGTTAAAAGAAAAGACTACTTAATTTCAAAACTTTTCTATAAATAACTCTGTCAGACTTCTACGCGTCACGAAGTGTTTCTGTTCACAACACTTATGGAACTCATAATCTTTTATTTCATGCTACGCTCTAGGCTTTTTGTAAAGTAATCACATTTTCAATTGAGTCTAGGTTTTAAGCAACTATCCTGACCCTCAAGCGTAAGATTATGAATGACTTTCGATATGTTCAACTTTATTCAATATTGAATTCTCTATTTACATTAGTTACAAGTCATTCAGTAACTAACTATTTAATTAACTTAGATAAGTATAACATAGACATTTTCATTTGTCAACTATTAGATACTTATATTTTAACATATTGCATTTTACACTTTGCGTTATCATGTGTTATGTAAAATATTCTGTTCCCTCTAATTCTCCTAGCTTTTTGCTTAGCTCGTATTGAATTACTGCCATTTGTTTTATTGCTGATTCTAGTATTTCTACTTTCTTGCTCAAAAATTCGTTATCTTCCATTAGTTTGTATCTCCTTTTTTTCTATACTTCTATTATACCATATTGCATTTTTTAATATTCAAGATATTTACTAAGTTTTTATCCCTATTTTGTTGATAACTACGCGGTTTATAAGCATTTGTTTCGTTTTCTTTACCAATAGGTGCTGATACCGAATATCTCCTTTTTTTCTATACTTCTATTATACCATATTGCATTTTTTAATATTCAAGATATTTACTAAGTTTTTATCCCTATTTTGTTGATAACTACGCGGTTTATAAGCATTTGTTTCGTTTTCTTTACCAATAGGTGCTGATACCGAAAATTTAATTACAATTCCAGTACAAGATAAAAAGATTATCAAACACTCCGGAATTCCTTTAGAAATCTTACAAACAATAAGCTAATTGTGCTTACTGATACCATACTTTACAAACAGGACACCCAATGCGCTTACGTTCTGCCACTTCTAGTCAAATTGCGGTTAAGCGTAAAACAAAAGCCACTAAGGTGGCAATTATTTTTTTAATATAATTTATTTATTTTCCCCTAAATCAAAATGTATTGCTGGCTGACTATTCCATAGTTCTAATGTTTCCTTGTCTACTTCTGGTTGATTCATGTATTCTCTGTTCATTCTAGCTCTTGTATTAACTACTTTAATTTTAATACGTTTCTTGTATTCCTGCTGTCGTAAGTACATCAGATATTTATCTCTAGCCATAGTTACCTCCTATAAATAGTATAACACAAAATGCCTACAAAGTCAATCATAGCTTACATAACAGAGGATAACACTATCTCAAAAAAGGAATTTGATATAATATATATATCAAGTTGAGAGAGGAAAACAAATGACAGAAGAACAGCTACTATTTAAGCAAGAAACATTGTCAGAAGTTGACTTTAACGAGTTCTTACTTAATGCTGTTGAATGTGGTTTGATTAATCTTGATACAGCTTTAATTTTTAAGGGAGAATAAAGAAATGAATAAAGAGCATATTTTAGCACAAAAAGAAGTATTGACTCCGATTGAATATGAACACTATGTTAAACACTTATTTGATATTGGAGAACTAAGCAAAGAGCTTTATATTGAATTGAGTTCTGATTTATGAGCAAAGCCTTAGCTATTGACTTTAGCACTTCTAATACTGGTTATGCGTTTCGTAATCCTTTAACAAATGAGTATGTAGTTGGTTCAATTGCAGGTGGTAAAAGTAAAGACCCTTTGGAACGTGCAAAACAAATTGCTGACGGTATAACAGAAATTATTGAGCATTACAATTTATTTGACTACTTTATTTATATTGAAGAACCTATTATCACGTTCAAGTCTAAAGGGAATATCTCATTGATTAGAGCGAACGGTTCATTCTTGGGAGTTATGCGTAACCGTCATAATATTGGCTATGTTGATGTAAGTAATTCAATGTGGTGTGGTTATCACTTAATCAAAGGTAAAAGCAAAGCAAGAAAAGAACAAAGCATTGAAATTTTAGAAAGTTATAATATAGTTCCTAAAGACAAAATCAATGATGATATGGCGGACGCGTTCTGTATCTTGCTATATGTAGAAAGTCAGGAGAATAAACAATGATTGTAATTAATATTGCCTTGATTATTCTAGGCATTTTATATGGTGTAGGTTCAGTTACCAACTTTAAAGAGTGGTATTATCGCCATGACTATCTAGCTATTATGCTAAGTATATTTACATCTATCTTATTGGTAGTAGCTGGAGCATTAAACGTATTGAATTAAAAGGAACTTTGAGTAGTTCGCCTATATGGAAATGGGTTGTTAGTGTATACCGCAAAAAGAAAACTATCTGTATACGTTACTCTTGACGATATAAGAAGCTTAAAATCATGTTTGGTCTTTGCATATTCTTCCTAAAGACTAATAGGTGTGCTGATTGACGGTACTTAAATGTTATAGAGTTAACAGCCAAAGCAGAGGGTGCAAGCGATAAACGGTGCTTAGTTGAATGAATAACCGAATAAATTAACAACCCTTTGTATATTACGAGCATAGTATAGTGGTAATGCTACAGATTCCAAACCTGTAAACGTGGGTTCAATTCCTACTGTTCGTGTTCTCCTTTATTTTATTATATGTCGTAGGTCCTAGAATCTGAAAGCATATAATAACACAGCATAGTATAATAGTATTACAGCTCTGCAAAGAGAAGATGAGGGTGCGACTCCCTTTGTTGTGTTAGTGGTGTATAGTCCATAGAAGAAGTGCTAAGCTATTGCGCGGTGTCTTTGTGCAACTATACAAGCATAAGAGTATAAGGTTACTAACGTGGTGTAAGGTTCGATTCCCAATACTGCTATAAGATAAGGAGATAATGCTGATGATAATACCCAACTGGTGTATAGGATTGATAATAGGTATGGTGATTCACTTTATTATATATTTTATTAAGAGGAACAAATGATTGTTTTATTATTATTTATTATTATATTATTTATTAGTCCAAGCTTAGCATTGTTCTTATTGCTGTTGACTATTAACCATTTGTTCGCATTGGTATGGCTATGTGTATGGCTTGCTATTAAACTATGATAGGTATAGCGTGGTTTGGAACATGGATAGTAATCATTGTACTATTATGTTGGATAGAATGGAATGACTATGGGTAAAGGTAAGCATAGTGAATGGCAAAAGGTAATGGTCAAGATGACTATGAGCCAAGTAATAAAGTAATCAGGAAAAGAATTAAAGAGATAAAGGTTATACTTTCGTAGAGAAAATAAAAATAAAATAAAAATATTTTTTATATATACCCGCCCCCTTAAATGGTATGTTAAGGAGATTTTCAGCACAAAGGACTCCCGG